GAGAAGCTGCAGGGCATGCCGCTGCCTCGGCGGTGCGTGGAGACCTACACTCCCCATCCTGATCTCCCGAATGACAGGATCCTGCACAGGACTTGGATGCCCGACGAGCGGCGCATCGCCCGCCGGGCCGAGATCATCGCCGCCCACGATATGTGGATGGTCGAGCGCCAGGCCGTGAAGGACCGGCTCGGGATGGACGCGGCCGATGACGCCGAGGAAGCGACCTGCCGAGCGCTGTGGGAGGTCGAGGCCGAGATCCTGGCGACCCTGCCGGCGACGACAGCGGGGCTCGTCGCGAAGGCACGGTGGGCATCGTGGGATGGGCTCCCGAAGGCCACCGCGGAGGTCTGGTCCAAGCAGGTCACGGCCGACGTGATCGCCATGGCGGAACGCAGCGGGGTGGCGTCGTGAGCTTCCTACCCCCGCAGCCCCTCCCGCACCTCGCTGGCGTGGCCGGTCACCGGCTCGCAGCCTTCAATGATCACTGCCCGCGCCCTCGCGATCCATGGCGCGCCTCGCGCATCCGTGTCGTCCAGGCGAGCCCGCATCGTGGCGGTGAGCTTCCCGTTGACGAGCCCGATGTCGCCCAGGTGGCCGTCGACGCGCCCGGCGAGCAGCTGCCGCATCACCGGCGGGGCGTCGTTGGGGGTCGTGTACCGGCCGCCCGGCCGGTAGACCTCCCCGGGCCGGACATCCAGCCTGTTCGGCCAAGCGTCATAAAGCGCGACCAGGATGCGCAGCTCGATCTCCGCGTGTTCGTCGTCTCGGATCTGCACCGCGCTCAAGGGCCGTCCTCCTTCATCTCCGTCCACCCGGAGCGTGCGCGCCGTGTGACGAGCGAAGCGGCAACGCCCTCGATCTATCGGGCGACGTCGGAGGGTTGCGGCCGGCAGTCAGTCGCCTGCAAACTCGTCCACGTCCCGCGCCGCGATGCGCCGGTCCTCCGTGGCGCGAGCCCACTCCCGCATCGAGACATGCAGCGTGTGCAGCGCGATGGAGACCACGTTCGCCTCGTCCACGTAGTCCGACACGATGATCTCGACCTCGGCGTTGGCGTTCGGGCCGTCGACCTGGAACGTGGCGGTGAAGATGTCCTCGCCGTCGTCCTCGGGTTCGTCGGCCTGCACCCGCTCCAGGCTCATCAGCCTGTAGGTCCAGTCGGACCCGTCCGTGATCTCGTCGCCTTTCGCTATGTCGTCGTCCACCATGCCGCTCTCCCGCTGCTGATGTCCGCAGCATCGCAGGACCGGCGGCGGAAACAGGCAACAGGTGGTGGTGACCGCACCACGGCCGGTGGGGGCTCGCCCGACGCCGTTGCGGCGGAGCTGCGGGACCTCGTGCACCAGGCCGCCGGCAACGTGGTGGGGAAGACGGTCGCCGCGCAGGTCCGGCAGGCGGCACGGCACCTCGGCTACCCGGCGGAGAGCTGGCGCGTGCGAGAGGCCTGGTACGGCCGGGCCGGTGCGTGGTCGGCCACGGCGGTCGACGACCTGCGGCGGCGGTTCGCGGCCTGGCGAGCGCGAGAGACGGGACCCTCCACCCTGGCGCAGCGCGTCGGTGAGGTCCGACGACTGCTGGTCGATCTGGACCGGCAGATCGCTGGGCTCGAGGCCGAGGTGGCCGGCATGCACGGTCGAGGCTCGTCCTCCGATGCGTGACGCCGCGCTCCGAACTATCGTCGCCGTCTGGTGGTCGCCGTCGTTCCTGCTCGCCGTATCGCGCTGGTAGGGCGGCCGGGCGCGGTTCTCGGCCATCATGGCGCTCGGTCGGGCACTGGTGGCGCTGGGCTGGCCCGGGGTCGCGTCGCGAGTCTACGGGGCGGAGTTGGCCCGAGCGGAGCGCCAGCGGCGGGAAATGATCCGACGTCGGCGGACAATCTTATAACGCGACACCCCGATCGGCCCGGGCCTCGGCGATGAGCCATAGTGGCGGCTTGTGTTCGGAGACGGGTGGAGTCAGTAGAGGTTGATCACGAATCATCCACAGGTGGTTCGAAATTCGTCATCTCGCCGCATCGACACGGATCGCGACGCGACACCATATTCAATCACGGTTTACGGGCCTTTAAAAACGGGCGCGTAGCCTAAGACATTCCGCCCCGCCAGGGCGACGACACATGCGACCGTTTTCGAGCTTCATCAGCCCGGCGGTCGATCTATCGACCACCCGATCGCATGCGGGCCCTGGCGGGCCGGTGCTGATGAGGACTATCCATGAACCTCTTTCATTTCAGCGATACATCTCGCCTACCGTGGATCATGTCCAGCGGCGAGTTGCGCCCGGGCGGGAACAAGGCGGGGGGTTTTCCATCGCCTGAATTCGTTTGGGCGACAACCAATTTACTCGGCGATGCGTCAGCCTCCGTTGCTGGTGGCGATCCATACATCACGGGGAAAGTCCGGCACGTCCGGTTCACCTTCGATAGCGCGCTGTTTACGCCTTGGTCCGAGATCCCCGACCACTATCCGCAGTGGACGCCCGATCAGGTTCGGCGGTTGGAGAGCTACACGGAGGGTGCCAGCGATCCGAAAACTTGGTGGTGCTCGCCGCGGCCGATTCAGCGTGAGGACTGGAGCACTATTCACAGTCGCTCCTATCGCGACAACCGTTGGCAGGTGCTCAGCCCGACAAGCGAAATCGCCCGGATGGCTGATGAGCACGGCATGACTTGGCTCGGCGTCGAGGTCGTCGGACGGCCCTTCGTCTCGGCCAAGGTTACGGCGCCGGACGGCCGCACGGGCTACGCGGGGCGGTAGCGACAAGGGATTAGTCGACGCGAACGCGCCGACTTACTGAACGGGGCGTCTAGGCCGGCCAGCCGAAAAGGAGGACTCCGCCCTCCCTGGCGCCCCACCACCAGCGGACCGCGCGGAGCGGATCATGGACGACAAAGAATTTAGAGAGCGTTGGGAGCACCTGAAGCAATACGAAAGCTTCTACCGAACGCAAAGCGCGTCCGACGTGCTCAGCATCCTTAGCTACAAGTGGTCACAGGTATCCGACGAACCAGATGTGGGAAAAGCGATCTGGGAAGGGGTCGGCGATGCTTCTCACGCAATGACAAGACTTATTATGGAGCACGTCCCGTCACAGGAACAAGACCGTGCTTTTGCGGCGCTGGCCAACCTCATCAACTACACATTTGTTATATCGGCGCACGAGAAGGATAGGAAGGAGGCGAAAGAGTACGTCCGTAAGGTGACAGGACCCGCGCACCAAGCGGCGAGAAAAAAGGGAATCGTTTCTAGAGATCTAACAAGGCGGATCGCCCAGGAGAAGCGTGGTCCTAACGGAGAAGCGCTGACACCAGCGCAGCTGGTGCGGCATGTTAAGCACGCGCGTAAAGAGGCGAAATTGCCGGCGCTATGCAAGGAAGACGAAGACACGCCTGACAAGGAAGAGAATGTGGTGCGAACGATTCGACGCCATCTAAAAGGCTTTGCGTACTGACATTCTGGCAGAATGTCCGTCTTTTTTGGACAATCTGTCAGAATGTCCAAAATCGTCGTTGCCGCTTTCTCAGTCCTGTCTTTCTATGGGGTTCTCCACCGTCTTGAGTGGAGGCTTAAGAGGATCGACAATGCTTGACGTTGTGAAGCCTGCAGCCCGATCGGTGCAGGGCACGGCGATCTACCTGGGGATAGGGGTTTCGACGGTCTATAAGCTGGTCGACCTGGGGAAGATCCCCGCTCGCCGCGAAGGCCGCAAGCTCCTGATCTTGGTGTCTGACGCCGATGCCTATCTTGAAAGCCTCCCGAACTATCGAGAGGTTGCTTGATCGCATGACCTATAAAACGTTGAGGCCGACGCCCGCTGTTCAGAGCGGGGCCGGCCTCGGAATTGGTATTAGCTCGCCAGCATCTACCGGTTCCGAAACTACTCTCCGTACCCACAGCGATCAAGCCCGTTTCGCGGTCAACGTGATCGCCCACCGGTTCCGGGTGTCGCACGCCACCGCCCTCGCGAATGCGGAAGCCTTCGGGCTGGCGTGCTTGTCGTGAGCACTCCCATTGATCTTGGCGCCGTGCGCGCCGCCCGCGATGCCGCCGTGCAGATGGCCCGCGGTATCGCGCAGGAGCGCGTCGGCTTTATCGTCCAGACCATCGAGAGGCACGCGCGCCGTGCCTACGCCGGCTCGGCCGCCATTGAGGGGACGGACCCCGAGCTGGCCCGGGCCGCGAACCGCTGGTGCGCCCGCAAGCTTCGCAGCGAGGTTCGCAAGGCGCTCCGCGACGTGATGCCGGCCGCCGGCCTCGTCGACACGGTCGAGATCGCCAACGATGGGTTCTGGGGGCGCCTCGACGCGCTCCACGAGGCCGCGAAGGCCGGGGAGGGTGGTCGATGAGCCGCCCCGCTTTCCACCGCCCCGCTTTCCACCGCCCTGCCGGCGCCACGCTGCTTGAAACCGTGGCCCTCGTGCCGCTGAGCAAGCGAAAGGCGATCCAGTTCAATGTGATTTCGGAGAACGGGGAGCGTCGCGGCGAGCTGCTGCACTGCGGACTGACGGAGCGCGGGCGTCCCGTTTTGGCCCGGCACCCGCAGCGGCTCGTCCTGTCCGAGGCCGTGGCGATGAAGATCGTCGAGGCCCTGGCCGGGGTCGGGGTCGCGCTTCGGGAGGGTCGGCAATGACGACCGCCACGATCCCCGACGACCTCCGACCGCGCCTGGGGAAATTCGTGCGCTTGCTGGCGAGCGACCAGCCGGGCGACGTGGTCGCCGCAGCCACCGCCATAAAGCGGGCTTTGGCGGCTCACGGCGCCGACCTGAATGACCTTGGCGACGACATCGATCGACACGCCGAACCTCTAGTCATCTACGTCGACCGCCCGCAGACGCGCCGTCAGAGCCGCGCCGAAGCTGGTCACATCGACTGGACCTCTTCACATCGCATCCACGTCGCGGCAACGCTGGAGCGTGGGCTTATCCGCTTCCCGTTCAATCAATGGGAAAGGGATTTCATCGGCAACATCGTCGGCCGACTCCGCAATCCGCGCAGCCGTCTCACCTTCAAACAGGCCGAGGTTGCTGAGCGACTTGTGGCCAAGGTGGAGCATGGCCGTTGATCGCCGCTGAAGCGTCACCTCCGAAGCCGACCTTTGCCCCGTTCACGGGACTGCCAGCGCTGCCGGCACTGGCGACGCTCCAGGCGCGCAAGCAGTGGGTCGTGTGGGATTACCGGCTGAACAAGGGAGGAACGAAGTGGACGAAGCCGCCGCTGCGCGCGGCTGACTGCACCAACGCCAGCCATTCCGAGCCGCGGACGTGGGCCGAATATGACCGGGCCGAATATGCTGCGCGGCGCAACGGCCTGCCCGGCGTCGGTTACGTCCTGACGCAGGACGACGACATCGGCGGTTTCGACATCGACGGGTGCCGCGATGCCGAGACGGGCACGCTGGCGCCGTGGGCGGCCGACGTGCTGGCATTGGCGGAGACCTATGCCGAGGTGAGCCCCAGCGGGCGTGGTGTCCGCATTTTTGCACTGGGCAAGCCGGAGAAGGCGTCCAAATGCGATCCGGCCGGGGTCGAGGTCTACGCCAAAGAGCGTTTCCTGACTGTGACGGGCCGGCACATCGCCGGAACGCCGACGGAGATCCGGCCGGCGCCCCGCACGCTCGCGGCGCTGCTCGCCCGGATTGAAGCGACCACGGCGGCGATCGAAGCCGAAAAGGAGAAGATCCGAGAGGCGGCGGCCACCCAGGCCGCGGGCGAGCGCTCCGGGGTCGGAGCGCAGTTCAAGCGGGCTGCGGGCGTCGGGACGGGGGCAACGTCGACCTTTTTCCGAGATGTGAACTCCGCCGCCTTCGCGAACCTCGGGGCGTGGGTGCCGGCGCTATTCGGCTCGGCCGCAATCCCGAACACCATGGGCTACCGCGTCAGCTCCGCCGCCCTCGGCCGCGCCCTTGAGGAAGACCTGAGTATCACGGGGCAGGGCGCTAAAGACTTTGGTGTCGGCGACATGGGCGACCCCAAGGGCGGCAGTCGGACGGCCATTGATCTCGCGATGGAGCATGGCGGCGCGCCGGATGCCGCCCAGGCGGCGCTCTGGCTCTGCGATCGGCTCGGCATCGATCCGGCGTCGCTGGGCTGGCGCACGGGTTGCCGCCGACAGGAGACGCCGGGACAGGGGGCTGGAGGGCAGAAACGGGGCGGGAACGGCCAAGCCGAAGATGATGGATTCGGCCCGAAGGCTGCAGGCCCGTCGGGCGCTAGGCGGCCGGACGGGCAGGAGAAGCCGGCGATCGTGAACGACCGCGGCCTGCTGATGGGGGCGTTCCGCGACCGCCTCGACATCGCGCTGCGGCCGGAGAAAGCGCCTGCCTACCCGGTCGACGCCTTGCCGACGCTCATGGCCGACATGGTCGCCGCGATGGCGGACCTCGTCCAGGCGCCGGACACGCTGTGCGCCCACGCCGTCTTGTCGGCGGCGGTGCTGGTCACGCAGGGGCTGGCGGACATCCATCTGCCGAACACATCGCGGGCCATGCCGTTGTCGCTGTTCCTGCTCGTCGTGGCGGCTTCGGGCGAACGGAAATCGAGCTGCGATGGCCTCGCTCTCAAAGCTGTGGCGCAGCTCGAAGCGCGGTTGTCGGAAACCTACGCCGACGAGATGCGGACATTCCGAGCCGATCGGGCCGCCTATGAGGGCGAGGTGTCGAAGATCAAGGCAGACCGAAAGATCGAGGCGGACGAGCGTAAGCAGAAGCTCCGCGCCCTGTACGAGCCCGAGGAGCCTACCGCACCCATTATCCGCGCCACCGAGCCGAACCTCGAAGGGCTGCTCAACCTGATCGCCAAAGGGCGCCCGTCCCTCGGGGTGTTCACGGCGGAGGGTGGCAGCTTCCTCGGCGGCCACGGGATGAACGAGGACGCGAAGACTCGCACCCTGACCGGCCTGTCGACGCTCTACGACACCGGGGCGGCGCAGCGGGTGCGGGCGAGGGAAATCACCATCCTCGACGGCCGGCGGGTGTCGATCAGCCTAGCGGCTCAGGCGAAGATCGCCGCGGCCCTCCTCGGCGACGAGCTTGCGCAGGATCAAGGGTTCCTAGGCCGGTTCCTCGTCTGCTACCCCGACAGCCGCATCGGCACACGCGAGGTCCGCCTGGCGCCGACGGGCACGGACCCGCGGGTGGAGGCCTTCACCGACAGGGTCCGCCGCCTGCTGGACCTTCAGGATGGTAGCAAGGCCCCGCTGCGGCTCCCGGTCCTGGTGCTCGACGGCGAGGCCTGGGAGGTGTTCCGCGCCTTCAGCCAAGCGATCGAGGACAACCTCGGCGATGGAAAGCACTGGCATCCGATCCGCGCCGCAGCGCAACGAATGGCGGAGAACGTCGGGCGCATCGCCGGCGTGCTGCACCTGTTCGCGCATGGCGGAACGGACCAACCGATCGACGGCGACACGATGGTGTCAGCCTGCGAGGTCGGCGCCTTCTACCTGAAGGAGGCGCTGCGGATCAGTGGCGGCGTCATGGTGGATGCAGAGACTCAGGCGGCGAACGACCTCGCAACCTGGATCGAGAGCCGATCAGGCGACCTCATCGCACCCTCTCACATTCAGCGGCTCGCCCCCAACGCGCTCCGCATGAATGCGGCGAAGACGCGGGAGCGCATCCGTCTCCTGTGCGAGGCCGGACGGCTAGAGGCTGTCGGAGAGGCCGACATCGACGGGAAGCACTACCGGGAAGCCTACCGCGTCAACCGGCTGGGGAAGCACTGATGAGCGGCGATCCTTGGGCCGGGATGGCCGACCCGCGAGCGGCGCTGAGGGCCGCCCGGGAGGGTAAAACGAGCTTTCGCAAACTTTCGCAACCCGCCTCGGAAGGCTGCGAAAGTGCTTCTTCAACAAAAACAGAGGCTTGCAACGACTTTCGCGACTTTCGCAACTTTCGCAACTCACCCCCAGCGCTCTCGCACTCTCGCGGAGAAAATCCTAAAGATAGAAAGATAACTTGTTCTTCTTCTTTATCAGAGACTTACCTCGACCCCGCTTCTGCATCTGGGTTGCTGATCCCCGTTTCTGACTGTGCCCCGGAGCGCGGGCCTGCGAAAGTTGCGAAATCGCGAAAGTATGGGTCAACCCATTGTGATCGCTTAGGAAATACTTTCGCACCCGCCTGCGAAAGCTTCACGGTCGCAAACACGGTTCCGAGCCCCGTTGCTCACCTTCAAGGGCCGCGCGAATGGCGTGACGGTCTGGCCCTTCTCGACCGTTGGACGCCGCCTTGCGAGGGGTTCCGCTCCGGTGAATGGGACGGCATCCGGCGCGCCGTGTCGCACTTCATGGATCATTTCGCCGTCGAGGCTGAGGCGCGTGGATGGACCGCCCTCGACCTGTTCGGGGTTCACGGCCGAGCCGGAGCGGCCCGGGTCGATAGCTGCGGCGCGCTGATGTTGCCGCTGCTCAAGAACGCCACCGCCCTCACAGCCGGCGCCATTACGTTCGGGCCGTTGGTCTATCGGCGCCGGGCGATGCCCGAAGCGGTGCTCGTGTGGGGTCTCGTAGGAGAAGCGGCATGACGGGCGAGTTTTCAGAAGCGCAGACGCGAGAGGGGGCCGCCCCTGTTAGAACAGGCAGAACCGGGGGGATAACAGGTGCCCCGGCCGGCCCGTTTGATGTGTGCGAGGCCACACGCGCACCCGCGCGCGAAGGGTTTTCGGAGTTCTCGGAGCCCCTAAAAAGCGCCCGCATTATCGCGGTCGACATCGGAGCCCACGGTGCTGCGGCGTTGCTCGACGGGGCGGGCGCCTTGCTCGACGTCGTCGACCTCCCGACGCTGGACGCTGGCCCTGCTTGCCGGCCGGAGATCAGTCCCGCGCTGTTCGCCGGGATCGTCCGGCGCTGGGCTCCCGCCCGGGCGTGGGTGGAACATATCGGCCCCAGGCTCGGCGACCGTCCCGCCGGAGCGTTCGCATTCGGCGGCAGCAAGGCCACGGTCGAAACGACGTTGGCGGTGCTCGGCATCCCGTTCCGCAGCATCACCCCGGCGGTGTGGAAGCGGGCGGCTGGCATTCCGGCGGGGAAGGGCATGAAGGATCTCGCCCGCTCCCGTGCGATCGAGCGGTGGCCAGATCGGGCTGACCTGTTCGCTCGGAAGCTTGATCACGATCGCGCTGAGGCGGCACTTATCGGCTGGGCGGGTCTCCAGCGAGAGGGGATGGGACGATGAGCGTGCCCCTCACTACGAGACCATCACTCCTCGAACTCGTCGGGAATGAAGCGCTTTCGAACCGCGTTGTAAAACTGGTCCGTCGGCCTGAGCTTCTCATTCGAGTTATTGCGGATGAACGCATCGGCAAGCTTCTTGCGATTGCTAACTGCATCCACGATCTCCATAAATCGTCGATTCAGGCGCGAGCGATAGCCGAAGACCGTCTCGCCTTCCTGCGGTCCAGGAATGCCGGCAGTGATGTCCTGCATCGCTTCGTCGACGGTACCGGAATTGACGGTCGCCATGGCGTTTCTCCGATAGTCGGACGGCTCCGAAATGGTGCGCGCCTGATACCCATTTCTTTCAACTATTGCCTTCAAGGCGTGTTGCATCTCCTCGCAATGCAGAACGGAGGTTGCCTCGACCACGACAGGGCCGAGGCGGCGTTGATCGGATGGGCCGGGCTGCAGAGAGAGGGACAGGGACGATGACCGCTGAAATCATACCGCTGCACTTCAAACCTTTCGATCCCGTGCGGGTCGAGATCACCAGCCCCGGCACACAGCATGGCCGACCGTTCTACGTAGTCGACTTCGTCGAGGCTGACGGGGGCCGCGCCGGGATGTGGGACGGGACAGACATCGTCGAGGCGATGGAGGCGGCGGCCGATTGCGCTGGTGGTGAGATGCCGGTGGTCGACCTCGTCGGCGCTGGCATGGTTCAGCATTGAGGGCCGGGACGATGAGCAAGAAAAGTCCACGCGAGACAGACGCAGCTTGGACCGCGAAGGCGAAGAAGGACGGACTCGTCATCACGATGGAGGAGGACGGCACTATGCGCGAGATGGGCGGATCGAAATACGGCGTCTTCAATCATGCGCTCGTCGACGAGGTAATCCGCACGGCGTGGGTGGTGGCCGGTCCTGGGGAGAAGGAAGCGGCTGACCGCAAAGTCACTGGCATGGTCGTGGCGGCAATGAGGGCTTTCGAGCCAAAAGACGAGATTGAGGGCATGCTGGCGGCCCAGGCCGTCGCGATGCACCTCGCCAGCATGGAAGTGTTCCGCCGAGCTATCATCCCGGAGCAGGGAGCGGAGACCGCATCCAAGCTTCGACGCGATGGCACGAACATGGCGAGGGCCATGGCGGACATGCTGTCGGCCCTCGCGAAGCATCGAGGCCAGGGGCAGCAGAAGGTTGTGGTCGAGCACGTCCACGTCCACGCCGGCGGACAGGCCGTCGTCGGGGCCGTCACCACGGGTGGCGCCCTGCCGCTGTCGGGGGACGCTGCTCCAGCCCTCACTCACGACGACGTCGCCATGGCGCTCAATGATGCCGCCATCGTCGATTTGGCGACCGGGGGGAGGGTGGGGTCCGATGGCCGATGATGCGCGCGACCCCATGGTTCCAAGGTCCGAAAATCAATGCGGGGCCCGTACCCGACAGGGTGGCGCCTGCGGAAACCTCGGCATGACGAATGGGCGATGCCGCTTTCATGGCGGGCTCAGCACCGGGCCGCGCACCGCCGAGGGCATGGCCCGCATGCGAGCTGCAAACACCATCCACGGCGCCCGAGGGCAGGATGCCCAGCGCTTCCGGAAGATGCTGCGATCCCTAGAAGCCGATGCCCGTCGGCTCGGCGAACTGGCCTGAGAGGAGAAGCGATCATGTCTCATAGAACACTGCGAACACCTCAACACGCGCGCGAAGCCTTCCTCGGCGCCTTGTCGGCCGGCGCCAGCATCGCCGCCGCGTGCCGCTCCGCTGACCTCGGCCGTACGACGGTTTACGGGTGGCGGTCCTCCGATGACGACTTCGCCCGGGCGTGGGATGAGGCGATCGAGGGCGGCACCGACAGGCTGGAGGACGAAGCATTCCGCCGGGCGCATGATGGTGTCGCCGAGCCGGTGATCTCGGGCGGGCGTCAGGTACTCGATGCTGAGGGTGCGCCGCTGGTGGTCCGGCGCTACTCGGACAACCTGCTCATCACTTTGCTCAAAGCCCGCAGGCCCGAGCGGTTCAAGGATCGCGTGTCCGCCGATCTCAACGCCAGTGTGAAGGTGGGAACAGACCCCAAGGCCGACTTCGCCGTGATGGTGGCGCTACTCGACGGGCTGGCGGCAAGGAAGGCCCGTGGGGAGCCAACGCCTGAACTGGATGCGCTACCAGCCTAAGCGGAGATCACAGTACGAAACTTCGCCCTTGTGTTTGTGCACCACGTGCACTATCTCCGAGGAAGGAGCCGATATGCCCTCACTCGTTCGCCTCGGCAAGATAGTGGTTTCCATGTACGGCAAACCGCGAGAGCATGCTCCGCCCCATTTCCATGTGTCAGGACCAGACGTGAACTTCACGGTGCGGCTGGACAACCTACAGGTCCTCGCTGGGAAAGCTGACCGCGATGCGTTTGCGGCTGCGGTAGATTGGGCCAAAGATAAGTCTGGAATGCTTTCGGCCGAGTGGAGTAAACTCAATGACTGACGATCAGACCTTCATCGTCGGCGAGGTTCTGCCGCGCATTGCATCCGTGTCATTTCATAAAGATTTCCAGGTCACTGTGACGTGGGAAGAGGGATCCCGCGCCGGTCAGTCTGATGTGATTGACCTTGGCCCAGCGGTTATGACACATAAGATTTATGCTCCTCTACGCGATGATCCCGATTTTTTTCGCACTGTGCATGTGATAAACTATGGCAGCGCACTCGGATGGGGCGATGGCGAGGAAATCGACATGTCCGCTGAAGGCGTGGAGGATCTAGCCGAGCAAGCTATGACGGCTTCCGACTTTCGATTGTTCATGGAGCGGCATAGTTTCACTCAGGAAGCTGCAGCGGCCCAACTTGGTATCAGCAGGCGGCAAGTCAATTACTTTCTCACGTCCAAGGTGATCCCGAGGACGATTGCACTTGCATGCGCAGGTCTTAACGCGCAATTGATAAACCAAAATCGTAATCCTACTAATGATGTAGATGTCGTCAACAATCCCGTTGGATTGCTTGATCATTCTATGGTTTTTTATACACCGAAATACACCTCTGTCTATCCTTTGAGAGATTGTAAATACATAGAAGGTTTTGGTTTGCTGACTAACTCAGAATGTACTGTTAGATTAAGCGGCAGACCCGTACCAATTGTAAGTCTCGTGGACATTAAGTCAGGAAAGGCTGATTTAGCAGCACTTGCTGCAAACAAACCCGTTATTGTAAAGCCATAACATACGGTAACGCATTTTGCCGTGTACCGACTGTACACTGATGCTGGGCGCATCAATCATGAATCACCTGCTCTTGCCCTCCAGCAAAAGGGCGAGGGCGGAGTTTCGCGTCACGGTACGCGCGTGAGGCTCATCTAAGCGAAGCCGAGGTACTTTCTGATCTCGGCCACTTGGGCTTCCCTGCGACCTGGTATCAGCCAATTCCCGACCGCGGCAGGGTGGGGGAGAAGGGCGTCAACCCTGACGCCATGGGACAGCATGCCGAAGGCGACCTCTTTGCCGTAGGCCAACACCTTCTCAGGACGCCAAAGCGCGATTTCCTCCCGGAGCCAGTCAGCTCCGATCCTGACGACCTTAGCATCAGGAACGCTGTTTCCGGCAGTTGTGACACGGACAAGGTTCGTGAACATGAACAGCCCGCCGCATTGGTCGAGCGGGCGGCCGAACAGCTGCGCGATGTCCCGGCGCATCGTCCTGAGCGTCGGGGAAGGGTGGCCGCCATTGAGGTGCTGTCCTGACATCTCCCACACGATCCTTGCGAGCTGAGCGCCCGTGGCATCCTTGAACACTGCGGCTTCGTGTGGGGCCGGTTGTCCGGGGTTGAGAAGCACCAGCATCAGCCGAATGGCCCCAGGTTGCCCCGCCGTGAAGAAACCGCGGGGGACGGAACCGGGATAGCTGTCGGGCTGCGCGCCGTGATGGCCGGCGACCATGCGCGCGTAGAAGTCTACGAAAGGCATTTCGGACACGGCAGCGTCTCCCCTTCCGGCGAGGTTAACGCATCCCGCGGTCGAGGTCCTTGCCGAGCTGATCCATCTCCGAGCCATGCGCTCCGTGCAGTCCCGCAAGGGTATACCTTAAAGAGACAATGTGTCTGGCTGGAGACCCCGTATAGTTTCCGATATGAGGCTCTGTTATCACCCGAGGGTGTCATATCAGCGCTGGCGGGTCTTTCGCATCCGACAGGTTTGAAAATCACGATCTCGCGAGCTGCCGACGACCGGCGCCGAGCTGCGCTTTCTGAAACGGGAGGTGTACCTGCGTACGGTGGAACTCCGGCGTGACGTGCTGATCGCCTACGAGCGCTATCGGCCGGCGTGAGGTCTCATGCGATCACGCGACGGCGCACTCCATTTCTACCCTTTGCTCCATCCATCTGACGAAGTCCTGAGGGGAAAGGGGGCGCGCGAAAAAGTATCCCTGTACCTCGTCGCAACCTATCGATCGCACCTGATCCAGGACCGCTCGTGTCTCGACGCCCTCCGCCACAACACGATGCCCGAGATGCTTCGTCATCGAAACCATCATGCTGACAAGCGAGAATTGGCGAGGATCAGTGTCGATCTCGGTAATGAACGATCGATCGATCTTCACGACCTGCACCGGTAGTCGCTGCAGGTAGGACAGGCTGCTGTAGCCGGTGCCAAAATCGTCGATCGCCAAGCGGATGCCAGCGTCGGCCAGCTCCTTAAGTTGCGTGAGGGCCAACTCCGCATCGTTCATAACAGCGGTCTCGGTCACCTCCAGTTCCAGCGCTGTATGGGGAACGTCGTGGCGCGCCAGCACTGCCTTCACGCTGCCCGCGAAATCGGACTCGTGTAGGTTGGCGGAGGAAATGTTGACCGAGACGGTCAAGTCCAACCCGGCTTCGCGCCAACGTGCCATTTGAGCGACCGCAGTCTCGATGACCCAGGCGGTTGTCGGATTCGCTAGGGACATGCGCTCGATCAGCGGGATGAACTCGCCTGGGGGGATCGGACCGAGCGTGGGATGGGTCCATCGCATCAAGGCTTCAGCGCCGACGCAGCGGCCGGATGCGAGGTCTACGCGAGGCTGATAGACCAACCGGAAGTCGGACGGCGACTGCAGCGTGCTCTCGAAGTCGCGAAGCAGCGTGAAGCTGCGCTGGAAGGCCGTATCGATCTGGGCCGAGTGGACATGGAAGAACCGGCCCGACGAGCGGGCATCCTGGGCTGCGCCTTGAGCGATACGCAAGACATCGGAGGGCAACGTTTCGCCCAGCATGAAAGGGGCGACGCCGACCACGGCCGTCCCAATCGCACTGGGGCCGCCGAGCTTACGGATCACATCAGTTCTGCTCCTGAGCAGCGCGACGTAGGCTTCTTCGTCCATGCCCTCGGGTGCCAAGGTTGCGAGCTGGGTGGTACCGACGTGATAGGCCTTGCGCTTCGGCCCAATCATGGATCGGACATTTCGCGCTGCAGCCTTCACCATATCATCGATTGTGGCTTGGCCCATGACACGCACGGCATGATTGAGCTGGTCCACCCCGATAAGATCGATCACAACTGCAATCTGTTGCTGCCCTGGAGCTTGATCACGGGCAAGGTCGCTCAGATCGTCGATGAACTGTGTGCGGTTGGGGAGGTCGCTGGTTGGGTCAATGCGGCCGAAGGCGTGCTGCAGTTCGATCTGCGCCATCACCATTGCGGCGAGATCCTGGAGGGCTGTCACCTCCGACGGTGTCGCGAGCCGCGGCTCCGTCCCTAGTACACACATAGCACCGAGACAGAAACCATCCCGCGTGAGGAGGGGTGCTCCGGCATAGAAGCGCACTCCGGCTTTGCCCAGGACGCTGTCGTGATAACAGGGATCTGTTCGGAAATCCTCGATCACCAGCACGCCGCCGGACTCAGCGACCTCAGCGCAGGGCGCCTTCTCGCGTGGGATCGACCAGTGTTCGACGCCGATGCGAGACTTGAACCATTGCCGATCGCAGTCTGTCAGGGAGATGGCTGCAATCGGCAAGTCGAAGATCTGACTCGCCATTCGTGAAATACGATCGAAGCTCTCGCTCGGAGGTGTATCAAGCAGATTGAGCCGTTCTAAGGCATCTAATCGAGCTGCCTCTTCATCGACCACTGAAAGGCTCACGACCAGCTCCTGGCGACATCGGCTTAATGAGGCGATCGACTTAACTTAACCGATCCGCATAACCTATGATGGGGTACGAATTCCTAATTATTCGGAAATTGAGTAGCGTGGCCGTCTAGCGTTGATATATCATTTGATGAAATCCTTATCCGCTTTTTCAGGAAAAAGGTCCCGCATGTTCATAAAGAGGCTTTGCCATCGGTGAAGGCTCCCAGTGCGCGCAGGGGATCGGTTAACAAGTCGTTACTTACGGTGATGGGCTCATAGCGACCTGCAGAGCCCGATGCTGGCCGCCCGACTCGCCGGACAACCTCACGTTCGAACGACATGAAGTGCTCGATCCGTCCATCCGATCCTCGAAGCGGCCGGCAATCGATCTCGACACGGTACTTGCTGCCGTCGCCCCGGTAGTTCGTGAGATACCCATGATAGCGCTCCCCGGCGACAAGAGCCCGGGCGAAGTCGTCCAACGAGGAGCGTCGGGTTTCACGGCCTTGCATGAAGCGCGGTGTCAGCCCTATCAGCTCGTTCACGTCTCGTCCGGTCAGCGTTCCAAAAGCCGAATTGGCGTAGAGGATGACGGGACCGGGCTTCACAGGCTGTGCATCTGTGATCACGATGCCGATTGGCGCGTCGTGAAGGAAAGCGCGCGCGAGTTCGATGATGTTCATGTCTCCAAGGCCGATCCCGATGACGCACTTCCAGGGCGAGCACCGCTGCGATCGGTCCTCGATGACATAATGCATCAAGGTCGCCTCGGGTCAGACGACCCGAGAACACATGATCTGAAACAGAGCCAACCCGATCCATCGCCTTCTCGAATTCCTGCATGGGTATACCCCGGCGAGACATGGGCATGAGACACCCTTTCTTGCTCTCATTTGGGTTGATTTCCGATTTATGAGACGCCATAAGAGGTGGGTCTAGACCTATGTGAGACACAGAGAGCCCACGATGACCACCACCGGACACGTCTACGGGTATGCCCGGGTCAGCACGACCGATCAGGACCTCTCGATCCAGGATGCCGCCCTCCGCGCCGCCGGGTGCGAGATGGTCCGCGCTGAAAAGGTGACGGGCACCACGCGCGAGGGCCGGACCGAGTTGGCGACCCTGCTCGACTTCCTGCGCAAGGGCGACACGCTCGTGGTGACGCGCATCGACCGCCTGGCGCGCTCCATCGGCGACCTGCAGGACATCGTGCGCGGGCTCAAGGCGAAGGGCGTCACGTTGCGGGCGACCGAACAGCCGATCGACACCGGCACCGCAGCTGGCAAGGCGTTTCTCGACATGCTGGGCGTTTTCGCCGAGTTCGAGACCAACCTGCGAAAAGAACGGCAGTTGGAAGGGATCGCCAAGGCAAAGACGAAAGGCGTTTATAAGGGTCGGCCCGCGTCCATCAACACGACAAAGGTGCGCGAGATGCAGGCCCGAGGGCTCAGTGCCATAGCCATTGCGGATGAGTTGAAGATCGGTCGCGCATCGGTTTATCGAGTGCTCAAGGCTAACGCGGTCGCCTGATCTTCGGCGCTTGCGTTTTCAGATCATTCTAGCCTATATTCACCGGGCCGCGTCTTCGCGATGCGACTTGGCTTAGGGATCGAAAGATCCGCAGCCCCTTTCAGACCCGCTCACGCGGACCAAGGGGCTATTTATGTCGAGCACGGCGCAGTCCATTACAATTTCCACGGCGGCCCAGCTCGCGACCGTCTCGCGTTCTACCGACCGTGCGGCCAGGGCTCGCGCCTACGCCACCCGGCTCGGCGCCCATGCCGCTGAGATCCGTGCCCAGCTCGATGCCGCAGCCGGAGGTGACGCCGCCGGCCCCTTGCGCGGCGAACTAATCGAAGTCGACCGCCAGCACCGGCAGGCCGTCGAGATCCTGACCGGCGTCGAGGCCGAGCATGCTCGCCATGAAGCCGACTTTCGCGCCCTGCACTGCAGCGACGGCGCGGCCCGCGCCAAGCTCGCCGACACCCACGCCGCTCGCGCCGCGGCAGTGACAGCGTCCGATGCCACCGCGGCCGTCCTCGACCGCGCCACTGCCCACGCCGAGGCCGTCGAGCGCCGCCTCGCCGATGCACGATCCGCCGAGGCCCGGTATGATGCCGACGCCACCGCCCGCCTCCACGCCGCGCTGAGGGACGGCACCGAGGCTCCCGCCGCGACCGAGGCCTTCTCCCGCACGTCGCCGGGCCTGGAGGACGACGCCCGCGCAGCCCGCGCCGCCGAGGCCCGGGCCGCTGCGGAGCACCGCGCCAAACTCACCGCCCTCGCCGAAACCGAGCGCCAGGTCCGCGGCGCCGCCGATGCCGTGCTCCTCGCCGAGGCCGACAGCATGGCTCGCGAGGTCGCGGCTCTCGACGCCCGCGCCGACCTCCTGCGGGCCCGGCTGACGACCTACGCGGCCCGCACCCGCGGCGACCACGTCCAGCCCGAGGCGGTCCGGCCCGATCCGACGCGCAACGCCTGGAGCCCTCCGCCCCCCTCCCTCGTGACGATGGCGACAGAGCCCCGTGTAGCCTCTACGCCGGCCATCGCCGCAGCTCTGGTGGACCGCACGTTCGTGAAGGAAGCTCCCCGCGACACGTCGGGCGTGGCCCGCGCTTGGGATAGCTTCGCCGCTGCGCTGGCGATCAATGCCGAGGCGGAGACGAGCTTCACGCCCAACCCGCCCGGCCCGCTCCTCGCGCCGACCGCGTCATGGCTGCCCGCTTCACGGTTCCCGGCATCCTGGGAGCCACAGCCCGCCCCCGAAGTCCCTGCCAACGCCGCGTAAGAGATCACATCATGCTCAATCCGAAAACCCCGCCCGTGCGCCACCGCGAAGCCGCCCCGCGGCGCACCACGATCGACATCAACCTCATTCCGTCGCCGATCCGCACCACGGCACGCGCGCCCGCCCGTGACGCTGCTGCGACCATCACGGCCAGCCTCGCCCGAGTGGGACGGGATGTCGCCGCCATCGGCGAGCAGCAGGCCACCATCCGCGACGGCCTCGCTCGGCTCCGACCGATCGTCGAGGCGCGGAAGGCGATGCGCATCGCCGACGCTGCCTATGCGGCCCGTGTTGAGCGATGCACCCCCGCTTCGGTCCAGGCGGCGAACGCCGCGCGCTGGGGCCGCTCTGGTGCGCGGGGATGACCCCCAACCGCAAGCTCCCCCGCCTCGCGGACACCGAGGATCACGAGGTGCCGGCTGAGCGCAGCTTCAAGGACGCGTTCGGCACAGAGCCCACCAGGATGTCCCGCCGCCGCCGTGCCGCAGCCGCTGCGGACGCCAAGCTCATGCCGAAAAGCTGCATCGGCGAAGCAATCCCGATTGATCGCACCTCCATCACCTACGGCGCCGATCGTCATTCGATCGCGCTCGCCGTGGACAGCAAGCTCGGCCCGCTCGTGCAGGGCGAAACCTTCCGCATCGCCGATTGAACCCGCTGAAAGGACACGACATGCCCCGCTCCACCTATCCCATGGCCCTCGACGCCGCGCCGCAGGACGGGAGGTGGCTCGACGACCCGAAAGTGCAGGCCAAGGTGCTGACCTTCCTCCTGTCCAAGCTGTCGCCGGCCGACCTCGCCGAGTTGGACAGCCACCTCGTGGAAGGCACCGAGCCCCAAGCCAGCGATCATCGCATCCCCGAAGGCAACCTCAAGCGCGACTTCCTGCATTACACACCGCGCCACCGCCGGGCGATGGCGGCGTCGCTGAGCGGGGCCGGCGGGCACCTGACCACGGACGAGGTCATGCGTCTCGACCCTGACCACGGTAAGAGTTTCGAGGAACGCTTCGGTCCCAACGCTACCCGGTTGGCCCGCTGATGCCCCGTCCCCGCGCTACCATGCTTCTCGACGCCGAGGCCGCCACCACCCACACGGAAGCGCTGGACGCATCCGCGCCGCCCGTGGCGAGCCCGCTGGCGGCCATTCCGCCCGAAGCCGCCCCGGCACAGCCCGAACGCTCCCGCGCCCGCCAGGCGCTCGCTGACGCCATCGCAGAAGTGCGGGCGCTGGAGGCCGAGATCGCGGAGGCCAGCGCCGCCGTGTCAGAGGCCCATGACGCGCGATGGGCAGCGGAGTCTGCCTTGTCCGCCGCCGAAGAAGCATTGGAGCGCGCGCGGCCTCGCCCGGGCTTCAACGCCCCCCGGCCTCGCGAACCTCACACCTTTCGGTCTCAGGAGGAGGCCGACGCCTATACCGCGCTGCTGAACACTCCGCCCCCGTCCATCGAGGATGCCAAGGCCGCGGTGGCGAGCGCGACGGACGCGCGCGACTCCGCCCTTGCGGCCGTGCAGTTTCACCAGAAGCGGCTTGACGCGGCTGCGGATCGGCTGCGGTGGAAGCGGTCGAGCATCGATAAGGCCTTGCGCCTCGTCGTCCATTTCGACCCCGCGATGGCAGCGCTGGCGGCAGAGACCAAGCGTCTTGCCACGGCCGCCGCCGTCTCCCGTCGGGCATTCGAGATGGCGGTGGGCGACACGATGCTTCAGCGCGACCATCAATTCCACGGATCGACCGAACCCACCGATTTCCGAACGGACCCCGACGGGTGGGCGCTGTTGCCCCGCTGGCGCGAGGCGCTTGAGGCGCTGAGGGCTGATCCCGATGCGCCCCTCCCGATGCCCTCGGTCGCGTGATGTCGGATGAACCTCACCCCGCACGAGGCGGCCGTCGTGGGGCTTCTGCGAAGCATGGGCCGAGAGCCGCTGCACGTCAGCTTCACCAGCACGGGCAACGGCGTGTCCTTCTCCCTGCTGTCGGGGGGAGGCGGGGCCGCTCGCGGGGTGGGGCCCGACATTCGAGGACGCGGTGTCCAACGCCTACGGGGTGCCGGAGCCCGAGCCTCAGCCGGCACCGTCGCGGCTTCAGGTCGTCGGTGGGACGGACAGGAGGCCGACATGATCTCGGCCTCGATCACGATCACCCTTTCGCGCCGGCCGGCAGTTCGGCGCGGACCCCAGCCGGCGGTGGGAAACACCGGCAGTGGGCGCCAGGGCTCTTCACCCTGGCCGAACCCGCTCCCGCCGCTTCCGCGAGGTCGAGCGGCGGGGTCCCCTTTCTACGTCATGGTGTCCTGATGCGCCTCGCGCCCCTCGCGATCCTCGCCCTCACCGCTGCCGCCGCGGTCGCCCTGTCGAGTGCATCTCGGCACCTTCCGCCCGGCACCGTGGTGGTCGACCATGTGCCGCCTGACGGATGCGTGGCGTACTACTCCGCCGGCCCATGCCGGGAGCATGGCCAAACCGTTGTCGGCTCCACGGACGCTGTCGCTGGTCCGCCGCCGGCCTCGTGGCACGGAGCTACCCGGTGACAGCCCCGAACCCGTCCCGCCCGTCCACAGGTCCCGCAGCGACCGCGCGCGCCTTCGGCGACCGGCTCGGCCTCGCGCGGCAAGCCGACGCGATGGTCGCCCGCCCCATCCCGATCCGCACGGTTCCGCGCGCTGCGCTGGAGGCGCTGGTGGCGCGACTGAAAGCTGAGGGAGTTGGGCATGGCGGTTAAATCCACCCTCAAGCGCACCGGCTCCGGCCTCGGCCCTATCGAAAAGGCCGTTGCGCAGCTTAACCGCACACGGTTGCTCGTCGGCATCCCGAGCGGTAGCCGCCGCGATCCCGAGCCTGGGGAGAAGGGCACGCCGCCGAGCAATGGCGTCATCGGCTACATGATGGAATTTGGCGACGCGGCGATGAACCTTCCGGCCCGGCCCTTCCTGCGCCCGGGCGTCCGAGCTGCGCTCCCTGAGATCCGTAAGGGCATGCTCCGCGCCGCCACGGGTGCCTTGTCGGGCAAGCCGAGCGAGATCAAAGACGGATTCGACCAAGCCGGCTTGATGGCCGTCGACAGCGTGCAACGAACCATGATCGCAGGTGGTTTCGCACCTCTGTCCGATCGTACCATCGAGGCGCGCGCCCGTCGGAAATACGCAGACACCGGCAAGCTGGTCGGCACGAAGCCCGCCCGCGACGCCCGGGCCTTCCTCAAGCTCCGAGCTGAGGGGACGCCCGATGCCGTGCTGCACGACGCCGGGCTTGCAACGCCCCTGCTCGACACTCGCAGCCTGTTCCGCAGCGTCACCCACATCGTCAAGGAAAAGTGATGGATCCTCAGCTCGGGCCCGCCTTGTCCGCCTCCGATCTCAAGGGCGTCGCCGATTGGTGGGCGTTGCCCTGCGGCCGTCCCGAGCCGTTCGACGGCGATGCCTACCTCGATCTCGCCAATGCGCTGATGACGGCGCTCACGCCATACCTGGCAACCGTGAAGCTGCCGGAGATCCGGGCCGCGCTGGTCAAGGCTGTGGCCGCGACAACGTCCGCTCCCGTGTTCCACGGCACCGACAACGACGTGTTCAAGCTGTCTCTCGACCTCCGAGAGGAGATCTATTCCGAGGTGATGCGCTTCCGACGTGCGGTGCTCCATGACGTCGCGACGGGGGCCGTCGATGCCTGATTTTCGCGAGCTGTTCGACAACCCCGAGGAAGGCTTTCGGTCCATGTGGGCCGGGATCAAGTCGCATATGCACACCGCCATGGTGTCCCGAGTCACGCAGGCGTCAGACGGGCACACGGTCCAAGTGCAGCCTACCGTGCAACAGGCAATCAAGGATCCGACGCTCACCAAAACCAGCTACGTCGATTATCCCGTGGTGCCGGACAGCCCGGTCCACTTTCCCGGCGGAAATGGTACTGTCCTCACGCACGGGTTGACCATCGGCGATGAGGTGCTGACGCTGTTCGCCGAGAACGGCATCGACGCTTGGCATCAGAACGGCGGCACGGCCCAGCCTATCAGCGATCGAGCGCATTCGTTGTCGGACGGCATCACGATCCCGGGCGTCCGCTCCGATCCGCGGCGGCTTCAGCAGGTCGACGCGAGGGCGGCCCACCTTCGGAGCGAAGACAAGCTCCACGTCCACGAGATGCACCCCGACAACGGGCATCGCACCTTCTCCGCCGATCCGAGCACCGCGCCGGCATCGGCGACCTTCGATCCTCTCACGATGGCGTCGAAATTCATCGACCACGCCGTGCAGGGTGCGAAGGGCCTTATCGGCCGCGCCGTGTCGGGCAACGTCCAGCACACCCACGGTGTCGACCACGACCAGGGCGCCTGGATGTCGGCCTTCACGTCGGCGGGGTCCAACTTCGTCCGGGCGCACCCCGTGCTGGGATCGATCCTCTCCGCCCTCGACGGCAAGCACAGCGTCACCGCTGGCCTCGGCGGCGTCGCCATCCAATCCGCCACGTCTATCAGCCTCGCATGCCCACCTGGAGGGCTCGGTCTCCCGTCCGGCAGCATCGGCAGTGGGTCGATGGCGCCGGGCGCGGCCTCGTCGAACGTCGGCGCGCTCGGCGGGGATCTCTCCGGCACGTTGCCGAATCCGATCGTGACGTCCATTGCCCACCTAACGGGCCAGGACAAAGCCCTCGTGCAGGCGGCCAGCGACAGCGCTGCGGCGACCGCAGGGGTGGGGATCGGCGCGGCCTACGTCAACACGGCAGTGAAGACGGGCGTGGGCGTGCTGGCGGTGAGGCTGACGTG